CTTTGAATTTTTTGCCTGCAATGTTTTGCGCTACCAAGGTCATTCCGTTGGTAACACCACCATACCATTCGGTAGCAAAATACAAATCACGGCCCACTCGCGTGATCATGCTACCGTTAATTAATTCATGTTGCGCTGTGTCTATTACTTCATTGCCTGCCTGTGCAAGATACTTGTATATGTTGTCAAACACTCCTGCAGGATTGGTCAGCTTTTCAGCAAAACTATACCATTCACTGTTGCGTATGCGTAGATAGTTACACTGGTAAACCAAATCTTGCACACGCTGCGGTAGTTTCACAAAGTCTTTTTCTCTTGCACAGTCAGGCCAGTCTGGTTGTTTGATGTCACGGTAGAAATTACGCCATCCGGGCCACTCATCAAAACTGTCTGCGTATACTATTCTTTTCCAGGAGGCACTGCGATAAAATTGATCACCTATCATGATATGATAGTCTCTTGGAGTAACAGGTGGCATGGCCATTTCTTTAGAGAAATCCAGTTTTGTCCACCTAGAAACATCGGGTCGCAAAACAGTTACTCCACGCTGTTCTAAAAATTTGCTCAATGCACCAAGATCTTCTTCGGTTTCAATTGCGATCTTTTCAAATGTAGCTCTTAGTTGAGCATCTTTGATATATGCAAATGCTTCTGGTGGCCAGCAAGCGCCAACCACACAAACTTTAAGTGGATCCCAATGTTGATAAACTTTTAGTTTCAATTCGCCGTCCTATAAGTAGGGTAATGTATATTCCGCTGGATGTATTATACGATTATCTAGAAGACATCGTTGACCAAGACTTTGTAATTTATCGCTTTTGGCCTCACGGCAGTAAAAACATTGAGCACCTGGTGCCTAAAAGCAATTATAGCATGGAACAACTGGTCACACAACCCATATTGATCTGCCATGATCAAGAACCCTTAAACTTTCAGCATTATCAGTTGACCAACATACAATCTGCATCCTGGTTCGATCATTGGCCAAGAGATTTCAAACAGTGGTGGCTATCAAGAAATCTGAGAAGTGCGTGTGAAATCAACATACATGACAGATGTATTCTAACACACAGTGAGCATCGCAGTGTAGATGTTGAACTGTATCAGCAGCATGGATTTGAACCCGTGTATGTTTGGTCACATGCTCTGCTGGCGAGAGACTGGTATAGATATGCCATGCTTGATCCAAGATTGACAAACAGTATCAATCCCCAGTTTGATTTTAATGTGTACAGTCGTGCTTGGACCGGCACACGAGAATATAGATTGTATTTTTTATCTTTGATATCGGACATTGCGTATCGTTGTCGAACCACTTTTTCAGTTATGGATAATGGGCAACACTATAGCCAATACCAATTTGATCAAGACAAATTCAATATACACAATCTGGATCTAGAAAACTTTTTTGGTGATAGCAGTGTGTCTAGCGATAGCAGTGCTAGTTATAGTTCTGACCATTACTCCAACTGTGCCATAGACGTTGTGATGGAGACCATTTGTGATACTTTAAAGGTACATCTTACAGAAAAAACACTGCGTCCAATTGCCTGTGGTAAACCATTCATGCTGGTTGGTCCACCGGGTAGTCTTGATTGTTTGCGCGATTATGGATTTAGAACCTTTGATCATTTGATTGACCAAACATATGATCAAGAAACTGACACTGTGCAGAGACTACACAAGATAAGTGCTGAAATGAAAAGAATAGCCAGACTGCCTGCACATCAAAAACATGATCTCTACACAGAACTATATGCGATTGCGGAGTACAATCGAAAACATTTTTTCAGTCTAAACTTTTTTAATCAAGTGATAAATGAATATCTGGTTAACATGCAAACAGCCATGACAAATGTGCAGCAGTCACGCCAGGGACACGAATGGCGGTCTTATCTTGACTTGTATCAACAATGGCCTGAGTTTCTCACACATCATGACGCTCAACCTGTATTGAGTATGCAACCACTAGTAGAATCAATCCTTGGTTAACACAGGACTCCAGTTTGGCCCTGGATCTTCTGCTTGAAATGTTTGCAATCTTGATTTCATTATTTCATAAAAACTATCAACTCTACCGCCCCACTGTCCTAGCAAACCATAAAGGCACTCTAGAGCGCTGTCCCATTCCCCGGCTTTGTATCTACCTATCATGTCCTGATGTCGATCATACAGTTCACCAATGCGCCCAAGATCCTGGAATGGTATGTGTTCAACCACGCAATAGGCTGTGACCATTCGCCCATTGGTGCTTATGGTGTCAAGTTCAAGCACCACGTGTTTGTCGGATAATTCACTTTTGGCCACTTCATCAAATATTATGTGCATGCGATTTCCTTTTAAATATGTATTATGCCTTTTACGTTTGATTTAATTTCTGATCTACATCACGAAACCTGGAACAATTTTGATTGGACAGGACAAGCTACCAGTCCATTTGCTGTTGTGGCCGGAGACATCGCTCTTGACCGAGAACAACTGCTAGATACATTACAACATCTATCAAAATGCTATCATATGGTATTTTACATAGATGGCAATGATGAACACAAGCTTTACATGTCCGACCTTGCTGAAAGCTACCGCAACCTCAATAGATCTATCAAAAAAATGAAGAATGTGGTATATCTTCAAGAAAACGTGGTTGTGTTAAACGGTGTTGCACTGCTGGCCACTAATGGTTGGTGGGGTTTTGATGCCGACGAAACCATTGATGAAGATCAAACACAGCACTGGTGGTTGAACAAGATGTTTAACGATGGCTATGATGCCTGTAGTGATCTTGTTAAAGAACTGTCGCGCACTGATGCTGCTTATATTATCCGTAGTGTTCAAAAGCTTCAAAGACATCAAGACGTTAAAAAGATTGTGATCGTAACTCACACAGTGCCACGTAAAGATCTAATAGACCACGACATTGATCTTGTGGGTAACTATAGATTCAACACCATGGTAAACAGTCTTATGAACATTGCTCTTACCAACGATACAGAACGCAAAATTCACACTTGGTGTTTTGGTCATTATCACATGCCAGTTGATCGTGTGTTAGACAACGTGCGTTATGTAAACAATTGTAGAGGAAGAGGAGACACCGACTTCAAACAATCAGTGTTCTTTCCAAAACGTATTGAAATCTCTTAGGCGTCGGCCTCTAAACGCACTTGCAGTGGAAAGTTATTTGCTCTTGCACTAAGAGTAACTTCCACACCCTTTTGCTCCGCTAGTTCATAAGGCAGCACAGCAACAGTGGCTGACCCAATGTTATGAATGTCAAGAGTAATATCCGTGGCTGTGTCTTCATTGTAATCAAAAAACTCCACCAGACTTTGTACCACAAATTCCATAGAAGTTTGATTGTCGTTTAGATATATGACCTTAAACATCGGTGGTTCTTTTACTTCTTCGTTGATACGTGTTTTGGTCTCGGTTACAGCTTCAGCATTAGACATTTGAAAATTCCTTGAAATTTAAAGGGGAGTTGCCTCCCCTTGTATTTACACTATATCAACCTGCGTATGTGATTGCAATTGACTTGGGTTTTTGACTTTCAGGGATAATGCGCTCCAGTTCCACGGTTAGAATTCCGTCACGCATCACAGCACCTTTAACTTCAACATAATCAGCAAGAGTAAAATGACGTACAAATGTACGTGCACTTATCCCATGATGAAGATATTGTACTTCAGAAGCATCGCTGTCTTCTTTGTGGGCTCCGCGAATGGTTAGCTTACCTTCGTGAAACTCAACGTCAATTTCGCCCTGTCCAAATCCAGCAGCGGCCACACGAATTTCATAACGATCCTCAGACACACGTACAATGTCATATGGCGGATAGTTTCCGGTTGCAGCAGCATCAATTTGGTTGGTAATACGATCAAAAAGTCTATCAATACCAACGGTATTACGATAGAAAGGGGTAAGATCAAAAGATGTGATTTTAGTCATGTCATTCTCCTTTATTAAGCAAGTTGACTAAGTTGTAGCCCGACCATCGGCGCTACAAACATATTTATACAGCAAATTCACAATTGAGTCAATATTTTTTGGGTGGAAGTTTTTGGCTGTCAAGGTACTTGCGCCAGCGATTACGAGCAGCATTGGCCTTGAGTTTACGACGAGTGGTTGGTTTGGTGTACTGGTCGCGTTCGCGTAAGTTGATCAGCAGGCGGCTTTCCTGTATTTTTTTCTTTAGTTTTCTAAGAGCCTTTTCCACGTTTCCATCGTGGACCACGATCATTTTACCTTTACGCACTAGTTCCCTCATTAAAATGTGTAGGGTTATTTACCAAATCTACGTCTATATTGACTTTTTGTATTTCATGTTTTTGATAATCGCGCAAATGATACATGTGTGGCAGCAGTATGCGTTCAAGCTCACTGTGTAATCCACGAGCCCCGGTTTTGTTTTTCTTGGCACGATCGGCTATGGCCAGCAGTGCAGCGGAATCAAACGATAATTTCACTGTGTCTTGAGCAAATATCCATTGGTATTGACTGATCAGACTGTTTTTTACTTCTTTCATGATATTCACCAACTGATCTACATCTAGCTCTTGTAGCACCACCCAATTGGTAAAGCGTCCTACGAATTCTGGAATCAAGCCAAATTTCACAAGGTCATCAGGATTCACATGTGACATAAAGTCCTGCGTTGACTTATTGTTGATTTCAGCTGAAAATCCCATGCTGGTGCCTTGTACGCGATTTTGTATGATATCTTCCAGTCCTACAAAAGCGCCACCGGCTATGAACAGGATATTAGTGGTATCTATTTCAATGAATTCTTGATTGGGATTTTTTCTTCCCACAGTAGGAGGAATGCGGCATCTAGTACCTTCTACCAATTTCAACAGCGCCTGTTGCACACCTTCTCCGCTGACATCACGAGTAATGCTACTGCTTTCACTCTTTCTAGAAATTTTATCAATTTCATCGATAAACACAATGCCTCTTTGTGTTTTTTCAATGTCACCTTTGCTTTCGATATACAATCTACTGATCAAACTTTCAACATCATCGCCCACATAGCCAGCTTCAGTTAAGCTGGTAGCGTCAGCAATAGCAAACGGCACATCAAGGTAACGAGCAACTGTTTTGGCCAATAGTGTTTTGCCAGACCCTGTGGGTCCTAGTAAAAGCACATTACTTTTTTCAATTTCCACTGCTGGATCAGGATTGTGGATTCGCTTGTAATGATTTACTATGGCCACACTCAACAGAATCTTGGCCTTGTCCTGTCCTATCACATATTGATCCAAGAACTGTTTGATTTCTTTTGGATCCAATTCAATACGGCGTGGCGCTGTATCAGCAGGAAGATCTTTGTCTAAAAGTTCATCGCAGAGATGCACACATTCATTGCAAATGCCTACTTTGTCTCCTACTATAAGTTTTTTTACTGCGTCCTTGTGCTTGCCGCAGAAAGAGCATGATGATGCGTAGTCTTGAGTCATATTAGCTGTTTTTTTGTAAACGTGTGGCTATCTGTTCACGTTCACTGTATGTGAGTAATTCTGCATCGTATTCACCTGATTCTAAACGTGCAATCAAGAAATCGATGTATGCCTCTTCCCATACATAGGTATCGGTTAGGTCTTTATCTATTTCAATCCATTTTTTACCATTATACTTGTATAACACCGTGGGTAGCATATCCACACGCAAATACACATCGCCTTTGTTGGGCTGGTCTGGAAATTGTATACCAAAGCCTGTGACGTTGCCATTAACAGGCTCGTTGTCTGCCTTGATTGCCACGCTGTTTTGCCAAGGCACTGTGGGAATTACACCAAGATCCGCCAGTCTGCGCTGTTCTTTGATAGTGCTTTCTGGGTGTGAGATTTTCCACTCACGCATGGCTGCTTTTTCTGCGTCGCTTTCAATATCGCTTGTGGCTGTTTCAGTTGAATCTGGGTCCTGGATGTGCTCATCAATTTCTTCCAAAGTTTCAACTGCAACTGCCGGAGACTCATTGGCATGTGTTTCTTCTGGCGGTTTTTCATCATTAACCGGCTCCTTTGTGTTATCTGAAGGATAACCCACTGATATTCTGGCATTGCCTTCTACCGGCCGCACCATAGGGAATGGCCATGGTTCGTCTTCTTCTAGCTGTTCTTGAGCCTTTGGTTCCTCAACCGGCGTTTCCGGAGGATCTGGTAATGTGTCGGGCACTGTGATAGGATTGACTGCAACTGCGTGTAGTTCATCTTGAACCCGTCTTTCTATTCTGGCTGCACGTTCCCATTTGAAACTTTCTGTTGCTGCCAACAACATCATGATAGCCAGGGGATCAAACACAGCCACGATCACAATGATCACCCAACGCACTGCACGTTCTAACAGATTGGCGTCTGGATTGTCGCCGTATATCAAGGCCGCGATGTATTTGATAGGTCCTACTTCTGCTTCAATCTTTCTATTTTCTGCTCGAAGCGGCGCTGCTTCTTGATTAAGTTGAGTAATGACCTTTTGTTCGGCTGCAATTTCAGCAAGGAGTCTTTGACGCTCTTTTTGTTGCGCCCTACGCACAGCCACGGCCTTATCGGCTCCTTTTTCATCGTCACTGCGACCCATGATCTGGTCCACAGCCTCATCCATTTGTTTAAGAGCCTTACGGTTGGTTTCGATGTTATCACGAGAGGTCTGTATTTTTTCATCGTATATGGCTATCTTGGCTAGACTGTCACCACTCACCAAACTTTGATCACTGTGGGCCTTGGAAAGAAATCCAAATATGCCCATGCTGGTTATGACCATTAATGCACCCACAGCAGGCACTAGATACAGTTTCATGGCCAATCTACATTTTGCCCAATATTCATGCAACCATATGGTCACTGTGACCTTGGCTACCTCTAAGATCGATCCCATGAGAATGATTGGAATCACAGCCGCGGCAAATATGGCTGTCAAACCAACTATGGAATAAAAAGCGGCAACTGCGCTGAGACACAGTGCCACTATCAACATGATATAACTTAGAAGCATAGCCTAATTATTTATTGGTGTCTTGGGTTTATCTTTGCGTACATTCAATCCTAGTTTTACTGCTATAAAGGTTGCTAAAGAGGCATTTGGTATATCAAACCAGACAAACAGTGAAGTGGGCTGTCTCCAGCTTGCTCGGTTTAATTTGTGCAAAACCTTGCCTTGACACTTCCAATTCTTACCAAATTCCTTACGACATTCATTCATGACACTATACCATTGACGTGCTGTAGCAACTTCAAAATAAAATCTGTGCAACTCCTGGGTCGTTACTTTAAGTGGATCAAGGGACTCGGACATAAAAAAGAGGTCTCTAGTTTAGATACAAAACATCTGCTTTCACCGTGACCGACCTTTACTGGCTTACACATACAGAGAGGAAACGCATCCGTTACTTCATGTATGTTTTGAACAAGATCTAAACGGTCTAATCTTGTTCAGGACGGTGCCACACCTTGAGGACTTAATGGGGTTTCATAGCGCCACGGATCTCTTCCCGGGTAGATCCATCCCACGCACTCCATCGTGCCCATTCGCTGCAGAGTAATTATACAACAGTGCGCATGATTAAGCAACAGGTTATGTAATCAAAGCAGGCATGCTTGGACGATCAGTGTAAAGACATTCGCCCAATTGTCTAATCATTTCAGCGGCAGACTGTGGACTTTGTTCAAACATAGTGACTATTTGTTCTTCTGTGATACCTTCGTCAGCCAAAAACTCATAGATTTCATAATGGTCTCGTTGATAGCCCATGGCTATGGTTCTTAGGTTTAATAGACTTGGATTCCACTTATCGTTGGCTCCAGTGATACGACTCCACACACGCTCACCTTCGATGCGAGTCAGGTCTGCAACATATTGCAGACCTAGCCGATTCCACATGATAATAAAACGATGGTGCATGTTATATTTTTTCGTCTGCTTCAAAACCACGAAACCTTACAAATCTTGGAAATCTTAAACTGTAGGATCCGTCTTGGTTTTGCGTGATTGCATCAGCTTCGATTTCAACCACATTACCAAGCAGTGTATCTCGATTGGCGTAATAAGAATCCCGATCGCTGTCACTAAAACCACTACCAACATTAACAGAGATGTTGCGTCCATTGTCTACTCCTTCACAAATAATAGCACCTAATCGTCCCTGATTACGACCGGTGCCTTCTTCAAAACCCTTGATTGTCAAATCCACAGTGATTGTGGGTTTCCATTTCAGCCACGAACTGTTTCTTGAACACTTGTAAGGTGCTTGAGTGTCCTTGATCATGATGCCTTCAAATCCGCCTTGCACTACATCTTGAGCAAAGCGTCTCATAACATCATGTCCTTCTGCGCTGTCCAGGTCCACCAATAGGCCTGGCATGATACGCAAACAATCTGTGTCTTGAAATCTGTCAGATAGTTCTTGCAACTTTTGAATTCTATCCTCCAAGGACAATGCATAAATGCCTTTGGTAAACGCTGCGGTTGGAACAAAATCAAAAATGTGATATTTCATACCAGTGGTGTTGGCATTGGATTTTCTGTGTGCTTGACGCATTAGAGTTTGAAAACTTTCACCAACTATCTCGCCATCAAGGATCACATTGGCTTGATTTAGCACAGACTTGATTGCGCCAAACTGTTCATTGAGTGCCAGTTCGATAGCAGCAAAATTTTCAAACACCTTGCCATTGCGACTGTACAAGGTCACACTGTTTGGTGTGAGTGCTGCTAACACTCGTACACCATCAAGTTTGCACTCCAATCGTTTTACACCGGTTAATTTTTGAGCACTGCCTTCACTGTCCTGTGCCAATTGGCATGTGAACACTGGAATACGCCACTCGGTACGACCTAATACCTTGTTTAGAGTTTTTTCGCTGATGCCGCAGCGTAGGTCTTTGATCAATACTCTACGGCAAACCATGTTCCATTCATTGCTGTCAAAGTCATTCATCACTGCATCAATGGCCAGCTTTGCAGCGTTGCCTGTGATGCTCCTAGTACGCAAGCCTTCACACAAGGCCCAAAAGGCCACCCAATTGTTGTCTCGTCCTGACAGTCCGTGACTCTCTGAAACTTTTTTCACACCATATGTGTAAAAAGGATTGTACGCAAGAAAACAATTGAACAAAAAACATTGTGCATTGTAGCTGCCCAGTTTGGCAGCCATAAGAGCTTTTTCAATAACCTTTTCTTTGTGTAGGCGACTGTCCGAACTTTCTAGATCCTTGATCCATTCATCTGCCACTATTAGGCCCCGGTAATGTTCACTTTCTATGTCTATTGTATATTTAATATCTGATAGTGTGAGTCCCATTGATCGCTCCTAGATTATGCATCAATGGACATAGTGTAGCACAAGTTGAATTATTGATCAACCAGTTGTTAATCTGTTAACTGGTTATGATATTAGCAACTGCTTGTGAAGAAGTGTAATTAGGCTGTCCAATGTTACCAGGACCGGGCGGGCTGCTGGGCACTGCTGGAATAGTGGAATCAACACCAAGACCACCGTTGTTCAGTGCTGCTATATTACGCCCTTCACGCATGGCACCAATCACTGCTTGACCACCCTGGTTGGCAGTGTTTGCCACGGCCACAAGATACTCTGCTGGACCTCCAGCTTCGGTATCTAGACCATAGTCATGTAAACTAAATGCAAATGACTGCACACTTTGGAATTGATTTGCTGACAGATTTGAATAATCAATTTGCGATGCAGCAAGATTCACCACTTGGTTTCGCAGCGATGTTGCCACTGTTAACCAATTGGAATTGATATTGGCAATGGCATTAGGATAACTTGACACCAAGCCAGAAATAATACTATTTGCCGACGAACAAAGACTGTTGATAGCTGCATTGGCATTGGCATAGTTTCCAAATCCAGGACCTGCTGGTATGTTGATGTTACTGGTGTTACCAAATGTGCCGTCCAATACACCTAACATTCTTGAATAGGCTATGGTCAAAGTGGCAATGTTGATATTGGCCACGTTGGTACGCACATTGTTTAATTGATTGGTGATGTTATATCCAGAACCACAACCCAGTACATCGCCTAGAGTAAGTGTGCCGTTTGGACCAGTACCAGTGGCCACTGTGCTTTGTATATAGGATCTAACTGTTGAAGGCACTGCTTCAGTGAGACTGTTGATCAAATTCAACCCATTGTTGGTTTCCAGTACAGCCACGGTGTTGGCAAATGCAGACATGGGAGTTTGAGCGATACCTTTCACTTGTTCAAAACTGGCCTGCAAGGCCTTGTTGGCCAAGGCTTGATCTGCAGGGATCATGGTCTTCAAGCGCTCATAAGTGATCATGCTGGTATTTCTCGAATATAATATTGCGGCAACTGTCTTTCAAGATTGGAATTAACAGTGCCATTTGAGTCTAGATAGATGCCACGCACACCCACATTGGTAGTTGTGGTCATGGTTCTAAAACTGTTTGGAAACAGCTTTACTGGATTCAGCAGATCCGCCATGGTTTTGATATTGGCTGTGGTACACTGTAGCACTGCCAGTACTTGTTCTAGATCATTGCCTACAATCTTGGTCATGGCCAAATAGGCCAGGCGTTGTGAGCTGTCAGCAAGTTCATAATCCGGATCAACTAGAGCATTTACGTCAGCAAGCGGAATACCTTCTGCCACAAGCGCATTGCTCACAGTTGGCAACACACCACGTGCGAAAAGGTTTTGTAACAATGCAGCAGGACTGCCCATGTCTCCTAAGTTAGCCAGATTGATCACGAATCCTAGTTTTCTTAGATCCCCGGCGAATTCAGGCAACGCTTGATTCATCTTGGTAATATCACCAGTGGTCAAACTGTCCATGCCCGTGAACGTGGGTCCAAGAAAACTTCCACTGTTGATTGACACGTTGATAGTTTGATTGGTTCCAGCAACGTAACCAGTGGCACTGCTGAATGCTTGACAAAATTTACTGAGGTCATTGGTGCTCATGGTGGTCACAGCCTGAGAAGCAATAAGACCAGTAACACCTGGCGTGAGATAGTTTGCAGACACACCAGTTACTGAAACCGGAAATGCTTCACCTAGAGCCGGACAGGTTGAACTGCCAATAGTGGTCATGTTTCCCAATGTGGCATTGCTTAACAAGGTAACATTGGCAAATGGCGGAGTAGGGCTGGGCACAGGTGTAGCACCTTCAAGTACCGCTGCCTTCCAGTCTGCTACCCAGGTTTGTGAATTCCAACTTGACAGAGCGTTGGTAAGACTGGCACTAACACGCAGTGCTGTGTTTTGATTGATTCCTGCTAGAGCAATAAGCTGTAATGGTGTGGTCATTGTTATGCGGCAAACACATTAGGACTACCGCGGGCAATTGAAGTGCATCCACTGTATCGGTCACCTACTCGTGCCACTGGTCTACCGTTCACAAACACTGAACCGCTTCCAGTAGAAATAGATGCTTGACAAAATCTGCACTTCTTGGGCGCTGGTTTCACATGCGGAGTGTTTCGATCACCTTTTCTAGCCACACCTATACCATTGGCAAACACATCGCCTGACGCATTTTGAACATTGTGTCCGGAACAGTGTGGAACATCTGTGTCACCCCTTCTGGCTACTGCGGGCATACTCAATCCTCATAAGCTGTTGTAGTTTTTGATCCCAAAGATCAATTTCTTCATGCTGTGCATCTGTGTGCGGTCCGGGTGGTATTTCTGGTATGAATTCTATCACGTGATCAAAATCCAGCGGGATGTGGTCATAGTCGTGATAGGTTTCTAATTCACCGTTCCTCATCACAACAAACCGATGCATACTAACCCATCAAGATCTTGTTACGTACCGGAGCAATTCCAGTTGTGGCTTCAATAAAACGATCTCTAACTTCGTCTCTAACCAATGCCAGCATACTGATATTGTTTGTATTTATAGTGATATTTTCCCCTGGGCTAGCGGTGAAAAGACTAGGCACTAATTGTATGCCTTGAGCACTGGGGATTACAGTCAAGGGATCTGCCACTGTCACAGTGGTTGCATCTGTACTGATTACCTTGGCAATGATTTCATCACCATTGGCAATTTTAAAACAATACACTTCGTTACTGGTTATTTGCATCTTTTAGCCTTTGTCGTAATTCGGTAAAACCACCTACTAATTCTTCATCAAGAAAAATCTGTGGCACAGTGCGAGCAGAGGGCACTGATTCTAATAACTGTTCACGGCTCCAACCGTGACCAATACGTCGTTCTTCAAACTCTATACCACGCTGATTCAACAGCGCCTTGGCTTGATCACAAAAAGCACAATTGTCTTTGCTCCAAACTATTGCTTTCATTTTACTTTTTTCCTCTAATTATAAACTGGGTAATTCTTCGTAGTTGATATCATCACTCATGATACCAATAACATAGTTAGTTGATTCATTTTCTTGTAGTGCAGTTTGTTTCTTGTGAGTGTCAACGTGTTTGTTGAACCAAGGTATTGGAGTGTTTTTTGGTGCTGGATTCCAATACTTGATACCAATTTCTTTCAGTGCCGACAATGCAGTGTAGTCCACAAAGTCTTTGAGAATATTGGCATTCAGCCCAATCACAGGACCACGACTAAACAAATAGTCTGCCCAGTCTTTTTCTTCACGGATAACATCTGCGTACATGACCTGCACTTCTGCTTCACACGCGATCTTAGCCTGTGCAAAACGTGGATCTTCTTTGACCACTTGATTGATCAAGAAAGCAGTCCAATCGCGATGTAAGATTTCATCTTGTAGTATCAAGCTGATAATGTTGCCATTACCAATAAAGATTTTGTTCTCCACCATGGCCAAACTTGTGGCAAATGAAACCATAAAGCGAAATGCTTCTAGTGCGTAACTGGCATTGAGCGCTAGCCAAATTGCTCGGATATGTTGCTCTTCTGAAACAGGAGGACTACCTAATTCTTTCGCACAATTAATAGTGTGTAGTTGATCGTAGTAATTGCCCACACTACTGGCCATATTGACTATTTCTTCAGTGTCGTGGATAGTGTTAAACACTTCCTTGGGCACGTTGTAGATGTTACGAATGATGTGGCTGTAACTACGGCTGTGAATGTTTGTTTCAAAGAATGTCCAATTGTATAACAGTGCTTCCAGCTCTGGCAGACTCACAACTGGAGTAAAGATTTGACTTGGGCCACGACCTTGAATACTGTCTAGAGCTGTTTGGCGTAACAGATTACTGGTAAAGATATGACGCACAGTGTCACTGGACTCTTTGAAATCCTGGGCGTCTTTGGTTAGGTTCACTTCTTCTGGTACCCAAAAAAATCCACGTGCTTCTTGTTCAAATTTTTGTATCTTGGGATATTTTACTTCTTCAAAACGTTGAATGGTAACTGGACCTGCAGGATCCAAGAACATGCGACGTTGCATGTAGTCTGTTTTGGTAGCGAGATTGTATTGTTGTTTGCTCATTATAAATGCCTTATTGATTCTGTTTATATCACAGGTTGATAGTGTTACTGAACGACCTGGCGAATATTTAGTTAGTCGTATGTGACCAAGTCGGAATCACCCAAAGCCCATTTTGGATTTTGTTCCACAATATACTTCTTGGTACAAACTTTAAAATCTGGAAATTTTAGTTCTTTTGGGTTACTTGCAGCATCCAAGAACAAGCATCTATTGTTGGGTTGTGCTGCATATTGCCCGTTGTCTAGTTCAATGAAGTTGAAACTTTTGTGATCTTCAGGCCATTCACTGTAGCCCATGTCAATGATATTTCTGTCAGGATGAGCATGATCCACAGTAAAGAGATAATTGCCTTGATAGAATTGTTTGTCTTTTGCATAGAACTTACAAGACAAATTACTCAAAAAAGCCTTTTGAATTATTGTTATATCATAATCAAAACAGTCCCAGATTTGCAGCGTGTCTAGAGGTAGAAAAGTCTCTGGCAGATTATCCGTTCGGCTGACATAAGCATGCAATGGCAGTTTGTCGTATAATGCTCCAAAATTTGGTAGATAGGATTCAATTCTAAACGCCTGTCCTCTGATGCTTTTGATAGTGACCCAAATACAGGGCTCAAATTCTCCGTGGCCTTTTTCAAAGTCATATAAAAATTCTTTTCTTATGTAACAGTGCACAGGCGGCAGATTGGCTACTAAAAAACTCATGATAATCCTTTAAAGCTTGCATGCTTCGCAGTCGTCTTCCAACATGTCATCATCAATGGCCACAGGCAATACCACGTCTTCGCTTTCCAGACTCTTGGCACCTTGTTTGTTGATAAGGCTGTAGTAAAAAGTCTTGACACCCCAATGATGTGCGTTCATGAGATTCTTTGCAATCAAGGTTGTGGGGACCTTGCGGTTCACAAAGTGTGCGGGATTATAAAAGGTATTGGTGCTGATGCTTTGATCCACATAGGCCTGTAACACAGCAGCGGTTTTCAAATAGCCCACACAATCGGTTTGATCCCACATCAACTGATAGCGATTTTTCATTTTATGATAGTCGGGAACCACTTGTGTAAAACTGCCTGCTTTGCTTTCTTTCACTGTGATCAGACTCATTGGCATTTCAATGCCATTAGTGCTATTAATAACAACACTACTGCTCTCCACGGGAGCGATAGCCATAAGTGTGGCGTTACGTACTCCATGCTGTTTCATTTCCTCTCTTAACGGCTCCCAATCAAGTTCAGGAGCAAAATCCACTAGTTCATTTACACCCTCGGCTCGAAGTTCCCAAGGGAATATGCCTTGTCCATAGCGTGTGCGATCACTGTCTACACAGCGTCCTCGCTCTTTGGCCAATTCCACTGTGGCTTCGGTAAGATAATAGGCTTGATGTTCAATCCATGTCTTGACCTCAGCCAGTGCATCAGTTTCACCGTATTGTAACCCACGCTTGGCGTGCCAGTATGCAAGATTGGTAACACCTATACCCAGGGGTTGTATCTCATCATTACTGAGCTTGCTTTGTATACTCAAAAAGTCTTGATAGTCAAGTATGTTGCACAAACTACGCTGAAGGATACGACAGGCTCTACGCATGTCTTCGGGATGGCGGAAAGCACCCCAGTTGATGCTGCCAAGAGTGCACAGTGCAATACGACCATTAGCATCATCCAATCGCTTGAATGGTTTGGTGGGCAACAGTATTTCGCAGCAGAGATTGCTTTGATATATGGTATGCCATTCAGGATCAAACGGCCCTTGGTTCATGACATTGTCAATAAACACAAGATAGATACGACCAGTGTCAGTGCGCTCTTTTAGAATACCACTTTTAAAAACTTCTTCTGCTGCAATAACTTTCTTGCGCAGCTTGGTGTCTTTCTCATATTTCACATATAGATCTTCAAACCGTTTGGTATCTTTATAGAAAGCTTCATACAGGTCTGGTACTTCGTTGGGATCGAAGAAAGTGATATTTTCTTTATTTTTGAAACGACGCCAAAAGAACGCAGACAATACCACGCCATAATCCATGTGTCGGACTCGTGTTTCTTCAGTGCCTTGATTGTTTTTAAGCACAATGAGATCATCAAACTGATGATGCCAAATAGGATAGAACACAGTGGCACTGGCATTGCGTATGCCACCTTGTGAACAACTCCTTAAGTCACCAAACCATTTTTTCAGGAATGGTATCATGCCTGTGTGCATGATTTCGCCGCCACGGATAGGTGATCCTAGCGGACGTAGTCTACCAATCTCCAAGCCAATGCCAGCACGTTTACTGGCATACTTGGCCATCATTTCTCCGGAAGCGAAGATACTATCAAGGTCGTCATCGCTACGAATAAGGACACAAGAACTAAACTGTTTGGTAGGCGTGCCCAGACCAGCAAGAACGGGAGTAGCCAAAGTAAAAAGACCATCACTGGCTGCTGTGTAATATTCTTTAATGTATCGCATGCGAGCGGTATGCGGCTCTTCACGATGGAACACTGTTGCCGCAGCCACCATGTAGCGAACTTGAGGTGTTTCATAGATCTCCTTGGTACTTCGATTACGCACAAGATATTTTTCAATCAGCTGTTCAATAGCTGCATAGGTATACTGTTCGTCACGACTGTGATCAATAAACTCTTGCATGCGATCCCACTCGGCTTCGGTGTACCACTCAAGCAATTCAGGTGTATACAAGCCAGTGGCCACATTGCGTTTTACGATTTCATACAGACGAGGAGGCTCGTAACTGCCATATACATCTTTACGCAACATGCTCAGTCGTTGCTTGCCTGCAACGTACTGGTAGTTGGTATGCCCCACATCAGGATTGGCATCAATGTCAATCAAATCCACACAGGCACGCAGCGTTACTGCGTCAATTTCTTCAGTGGTAATACCATCATAGAAATGCAACTGTGCTTTGATTTCAATCATGCTCTGACTGACGTCAGCAATGCCTTGACACACCTTGGCAATTTGACTTTGCCATTTTTCCAATGCGAGTGGCACACGACTGCCATCGCGTTTTACTACGGTTATTATCGCCATGTTTACTTTATTCTATTTTTAATTTGCGCCTGCGTTATACTTCGGCGTTTTTTGTTGCCACCAGTATCGAGGCTGGTATTTACGATGCTGTCGGGGGAATAATTCAGTATATATTTTCCTGCCTGCACTTGGACTAAATTGTGAGTTTCATGTTCAAAAAGCACACAATCTTGAAGTTCAGGATGATCTAGCATGGTTATAGTATACATTATACCAAGTCCGCGAGCAAGATCACAATAGGCCGTTTCTTCCAATAGATCCCAAGGATCTGGCCAAGTGTGTATATCGTCCCAGTGTAATCTATATGGGCACCAAGGCCGTTTGAACCACCAGGTGTTTACTTCAGAACAGATTTCATCACAGGATGCGTTGGCCAATCGTTGACGAAGATTGACCCAGAGAACCAGGCGTGTTTCAAAATTTTCTACAAGCTTCAAGCTAGATGTTCAATGTTGTATGTCAAACTGCCTGCTGTGCCGGTACTGGTGGTACTGTATCTAACTGTGACTGTGTCGCCTGCTTGAACCACACTAAAGTTAAAACCAGTTGTGGCATTTTCAGTATAGTCTTCTGACCAAGTCACACCAGGATCACTTACCACAGTAAGCACACCGGTTCGATAAGCTGAACCTCGGGTCAGAGTATAGTTCACGGTGAACGCACGATACTGACCCGTGATAGCAGTGCCACTGCCACCAGAATCAGTTGTGAACAAAGTGGTGTTGGTTTGATTGTCCAGTGCAGGAGTTACCACCGCTGCTTGCAGTTGATAGTTACCAAGACTTAACACTTGGCCATTATCAATGCTGATCACACCTAGATTGTTGTTTTGAATCCTTGGATAACCAGACCCAATTACCGCAGCATCAGTTCTTTCAAACAGATCTGCCACACTACAGTTGGTCACTGCATTGATACTGATCACTGGATCAGTGGGCGTGCCCGTGAAACTGGTACCCACATCAAAGAATGAATTGTGCACTGAACCGCACATGGAGACATCATCAGATATGAAAATACCACGTCTGAAAATCACATCAAACGTGCTGTTGGTAATCTTGAAACCTCTAGGTCCACCAACTGCGGGATTCAAGGTATCAAGAATAACTCCTTCGTACAGTGTGTTGAAGTTGTTGCTGTCTACTGACACAGCTTCTGTAGCATCTGTACACTTGATACCATGAGTGGTGTTGCTGAACTGGCACTGGTGAATGGTCACATCGTTGGTAACAAATGCACCGGCACTGTTGAATGTGAGCCCAGAAATATTGTTTTGTAAACCTGTGGCCAACATGGTTTGAGTTATTGGACCAATGAATGCACAGTTACTGAAACTTACGCCTTGTGCGCAGTCTACCAAGCAAAGATCAATTGCCTGTAAACTTTCAAACCCCATGTGCTCAACTGCAATCTGTTGCGGACGAATACCACCATTGTTGCCTATCTGTGCGCCGGTTTGTAGCAAGCTATCACCGGTTCTAACCACATAGGAATTTAGACTGCTCACATCCGACTGAAGATCCATTTTAATCACGCTGCTCTGCGGACCTTCGCCATACAAATAAGCATAAGGTGGAATTATAATGGTTTCGTTGATTAGATAGACACCAGCTGGGAAAAACAATCCTCTGCGAGTGCTAGTGGCAGTGCTGCGACAGTATAACTGGAACAGGGCTCGTTGTATGGCCACAGTGTCATCTGTAACACCATCACCCACAGCACCAAAGTCAGTGACCACAGCAAAACTGTCCAGTCTTGCCTGTAGACTTTGTGAAACTGGATCGCCTACACTGGGACCGGTCTGTACCACGTACCCGCCGGCTTCACCCCTGTAGGTATAGGTTCCTTGCAGTCCAAAAATGTTACTGAATTCAGTGAGAATTTCGGTGTTGCCTATGATAGGCGCACCTTCTTCTAGAGTTCCATTACCAATAAACAGTCTACGCTCGTCTACTGCATAGCCCAGCTCGCCGCCAGAAAGCTGTGGAAGGTCAATCGCTAGACCTTTTCGTTGAGTGATTCTTGAAATCTGTACTATAGCCATGTTTTTTTTACCCGTTGTCAGTATTTAGCTGGTCAGGTAGTAGAGCTCTAGACGTTTCCACCACTCGTTGCAGTAGTGGTCAAATTCCTCTCCCTCGAGTATGAATTCTTGATACTGTGGTGGGTTGATGATGTTCAACTGTGCATCTTGCTCGGGCTTAACACACATCAAGATCACGCCCTTGCGTATGTTTGTGCCATGCACTTCATTATGAGCTAGGGCATAGGCTGCAAGTTGCAGGAAGTAGTCCCCAATCCACTCACGTTTTTTAGGTTTATTGGTTTGCTTGTAGTCCAGGATAGCTTGCTCGCCCAGGTGAATACCAGCGCCGTCAGTGGTTCCTGCATACAGCCTAGGAAAATAAAGAGGAATTTCCACTCCCCAGAATTCTGACACTTGACTTTTAAGACCCTGGTCAATCACAACTTCGGCCATGTTTTCGCTGGCCCAACTGAAAGGGTTTTTACTGCGTTCTGGCGAGGCACCATACAGCACATATTTTTCCAAATAAGTGTGCATCCGTGTGCCTCGATTGGCAGCTTCAGTGGTAATGGCTTGAGCTTGGCTGTAGCCCACGCGATTGCGCCACTCTTGCAGAGCTCGTTTGGCTTCCGCGGGCTTGGTGCGGTCCAATACCGTGGTCACACTGGGAACTCGCCGGCCATCAGGCGTGAGATACAAACGGCGATTGGTATCTAGGTCTGTGGTTCGACTCAAAGGAGTGTAATCATATTTGTTAACTAACATGTTCTATTTCAACTCCTGATTTTTCTAAGAAATCTAATCCTGCATTATCTCTATAGTGATTTTTAAAATAAACTTTGCGTATGCCTGATTGGTATATCAGCTTTGCACAATCCATGCACGGGCTATGAGTAACAAACAATTCTGCATCCCGCCCACTATTACTACTCTTGGCCAATTTGGCTATGGCGTTGGACTCAGCATGTAGCACTTCTGGTTTGGTTTTCAGCACCTTGCGAGTTGTGATCACTGTGGCATTTCGTGTTTCTTCTGTGGTGGTTTCAAGCACTTCATCTTCACAATTGTTATCCCAGCCAGCTGGCATGCCGTTATACCCATAACTGATGACTGTGTCATCTTTAACAATCACAGCTCCAACATGAAGACGTCTAGCCGGGCTGAGTTCAGCAGCCCGAGCAGCCCAGTCCATGTACAGTTGAATAAATTTTGCTTTCAAATTCTGAAACTTTCCCCGCAACCACAGCGGTCTCGTTCTTGCGGATTAATAAAATCAAACCCTTCGTTCAAGCCCTGACGTCGCCAGTCCATGGTCAGTCCATCAACATAGGGCAGATCCCTGCCATTCACGTAAACTTTCACACCATGACTGTCATAGGTCATATAATCTCTGGTCACCGGCGGCGAATCAACATATTCCAGCTTATAGGCCAGACCAGAGCAACCTGTGGTACGCACACCAATCATGATGCCCACGCCCTTGCCACGCTTGTTCAACTGCTGTTGCACTTTTCGTGCTGCCAGCTCTGTAAGTGTAATCATAACAACTGCTCCACAAAGTCAACTAAAAGATGATGCTGGGTGCCACTCCAGCGTTTGCGCATCCAAGAATGGTCTTGATACCAATGATGCTCGGCTTCGGGATGACAACCAATCAGACCTATACGATTCTGTATCACTGCCATGGGTGCACCCGAACTGTATCTTGCCACAACTTTCAAAGGCACTTGAGATTCAAAGGTACAACCATCATAAAAATACATGTGCTCTGCCCGACCTTGCCAGGTTATGGGCATGTGTTTTGCATGCGGACGTCGTGTGCATGTGCCCGCACTGCGAATGTACTGCTTCACACGCACTTGATTCAAGATATCAAAGTAGTCAGAGTCAGCCCAATACGCTCCCATGCAGATGCCAAGATATGCACCACCATCGCGCACAAACTCACGTATACGACGCTTATGCTCACGCATGAGCCAATCCCAACTGTCACTGTCGCCTATGCCGCCTGGTACGCACACAGCATCTACATCATCAAAAAAATCTTGCTCTAACGGATGTCGAGTAAAAACTTTAAATCTATAGCGTGGCGATAGCGCCAACATGATACCGTTGATGCTCTGTACAGAACATCTAGGTTGATGCGCAAACAGTGCAATACAGCCCCGGGTCACTTAGATACAGTATCCTTTGGCGAGTTTTGCGGCTGTACCACAGCGGCGGGTTTTTCAGGCCAAACCTGGTCCTTGATATAATTTGCCCCAATCCAGCCCCAGGCAGAGAAAAATCCCCATACTACCATTTCTAATATCATGATTGTCCTGTTGAGTAGTTTAGATATAGCTACTTATGCTAACATTTTTTACAAAATTTTACAAACTAAATATCACCAATGCTACAAACACTTTTGGTCCTGGTGATGACCCATATCACTATTCTGTCAGTAACACTTTACTTGCACCGTAGCCAGGCGCACAGATCTGTCCAATTTCATCCTGTAATTGCTCACTTTATGAGATTTTGGCTTTGGTTGACCACAGGCATGGTCACACGTGAGTGGGTGGCTGTTCATAGACAGCATCATCAGCGTACCGAACAGCCTGGAGATCCGCACTCACCGCAGATTTTTGGAATCTGGCGAGTGCTGTTTGGGGGTGCTGGACTTTACCATGAAGCCAGTAAAGATCAAGACTTGATAGCCCGGCTAGGGCATCACACACCAGATGATTGGATTGAACAGCATGTTTATAGTCGATATCCCAGCCATGGTATTGTGATATTGTTGATCTTGCTCACTGCACTGTTTAATGGCTGGGGTATTGTGATGTGGTTGGTGCAAATGGCCTGGATTCCTTTCTGGGCAGCAGGCGTGATTAATGGCCTAGGACACTGGTGGGGGTATAGAAATGGCGAAACTCAGGATCGATCTAGAAATATTTTTCCTATTGGCTTTTGGATTGGCGGTGAAGAGCTGCACAATAATCATCATCTATCGCCTGCTAATCCAAGGCTATCTATGAAGCCATGGGAATTTGATATAGGATGGTTTTATATCAGATTGTTTGAGAAGTTTGGCCTGGCACAGGTACGTGCTGCTTAGACACGTAGTCTGCTATGGCTGCTTTGATAGCATCTTCTGCAAGAATTGAGCAATGTATTTTGACAGGAGGTAATGCTAATTCTTCTGCAATTTTGGTGTTTCTGATTTCTCTGGCTTGATCAAGTGTTTTTCCTTTGACCCACTCTGTAACCAGACTGGAGCTCGCGATAGCCGATCCGCAGCCATACGTTTTAAATTTTGCATCTGTAATAATACCTGTAGCATCATTCACCTTTATCTGTAGTCGCATAACATCACCGCAGGCAGGAGCACCTACCATACCAGTGCCCACTTCAGGATCGTTTTTGTCAAAGCTGCCCACGTTCCTGGGATTTTCATAATGATCCAATACCTGTTGGGAATAAGCCATGTTGCTGTTGTTTTATTAAAGACCTTTTTTGGATGCTGCACGTTTGGCCATGCGATCCACAGTGGCCTGTGCTTGATCAACTGCCATGGGCTGCATGCCACCAGATTGATCTGCTGTGTCTGCACCTTTGAACACAACTTCTTTGTCAGTTACATTTGAAATGATGTTATTCAGTGGAGGGCGTTGGCTTAGATCCCGCACCGATTCGGTGTCCACAGCCACGCCCATCTGGTTTGCTAGCTTGACAAAACTTTCCAAGGGAAAGGTTTTTTCAACATTGGAATCCTTGGCGCGGTTGAGCAAAAACGTAGCCAACGCGGCCAACTTTCCATTGTCCATGCCTGCAACTTCTTTAATCAGCATTAACGTCTTTCACGTCCTAGGGTCTTGGCTGGACCAGTGTCATCGCTGTCAAGTTCGGCATCTAGTTCAAGATCCAGTTCATCGCCTGCTGGGGGCATGGCACCTGGTAAGGCTGCGCCAGCATCTCCGCCGCCTACAGCACCTGCTAGATCCCCGGGCATGCCAACCTGTTGACCGGTTACCACAGACAGCGCCTGCTCCAGTTGTTGTTTGCCACCTTGAAGATTTTGCAGCATGCCCTGAAGCGCAGCAGTGGCGTCAGTGTTGAACTGATCTGCTTGTGCTGTGCCCACTTGATTGCGAATACTGTCAACCAGCGCTGGTAGTTCTTTAAACTGCATCTCGCTCACGTCTTCAAGCATGCTCTGCACGCTGTCCACAAGATCCTGTGCAGCCAGCACAACCTGAGCTTGCTGTACTTCACTTTCATCAATGCGCTGAGAATCCAGCTCTTGGATACGCAGTGACAGGCCCTGTTCCATCATCATGAGTTTAAGATAGCCAGGGTCGCGTTCGCTGCGATGCAAGCGCGGACTGTGACGAGTTTCGTTGATCACGTTGCGTACTCTTGCCAGCATGTGGCGAGCTTGCGCACGATTTAGTGAGTCAAAATTAGCAGCAGTGCCCGAATAATTTTCAAATACTTTAGTGACTTGATCTAATGGGCGTTGCTTGTCTAGTTCGGTGAGTTTCATTGTTTAATCCTCTAAGATAAAAATATTTAGCCATTTTTACACAATCTTCAAGTTGATTTTCTAGATAATACTGCTGTTGACGTCTATGCTGTATTTTTGTGTGTAGAATTTCTTTAAGAGCACTGTTACGACAGCGATTTGCCATGAGTTTACGGCTATTCAAACTGTTTGTAGCAGACAAATAGTGCTGATCCAGCTGCTGGATTTTAATGGATAAATTATGATTATGTGCCCGTTCAGCAATACAATAGCTTAGGGCAATTTTGGCGCTGGAAAAAGTGCCGAGAAATTCATCATTTTTAATCACACTAAATCCAGAATTTTCTTTTTGAATAGAAAATTGACCAAAAACAAAATAACCCTGTTCAACGGGCAAAATTAACTCGTTTTTCAACAGATCTAGCTCGCGTTGTGCGAACCGAATTATTTTGTCAGGTAAGTTCATCGACTCAATAATTGCGCAAGCAAATATCCAACGATGCCAGTGAGAAAAGTGATAAGCCCCACACCCCATTTAACCAACTGATCATTACGTTTTTCTGTGATAGCCTGCACCATGTCATGTACTTCTCTTACCACCGCGTCCACGGCATCAATTTTTCCATCAACGTCTTCAAGACGTGACTCTAAAAATCTATAACGCTGGGCGCACAGTTCCACGTGGGCTTCTAGGCTTTTCTTTTCAATGTCGGTAGTGTCGCTCATGATAGTATATTTATTCTTTTTCTTGAAACCAAATATTAGTGTTTGGACCTTGAGCAACTAAGTGGGAATCCAGCTGGCCTTTTTCCAATAGACCTGTGATCATGGGCACATTGGCACAGTCGTCTAGCAAGGCATGAAATTCATTTCCAAACACATCATCTCGATCACTGGTGACTTCAAAAAACCAAAAATCATCAAGTTTCTGTGAGGGCTGGGTATCAACCAGTTGTGTACGCAGACTCAAAATTTGAATCAAAGTTTCGTAATTGCGCTGTTGATTGCGGGCCTGTTCCCAATCTTGAATAGACCGTATCCAGCTGCCGCTTTTGTCTTGAAACGCTCCGCGTTCTTCACGATAGCGTCCGACCACACCTGTAGTGGTGCAATCAAATTGAGTTTTAATATGAATTTTCACGTTTTAAAAAATAATAAACTTTGACATCTTCTAGCATTCTTGCCAGTTGTGCATCTGATTCAGCTGCGTGTCTTATCTCTTGCCATACTTGATCGTCGCGCACACGATTGCGTAGCGTTTTCACTTCATCAGCTTCAAAAATCAACTCGCGATGAGCATTGCCCATGGTTCGTCTATAAATGGTTTTGCCGCCATCGGGACTTTCAAACACATGACTTTTATTCACTGCGACCTCCATCAATGAACACTGCATTAAAAGCAATTACCACTCTAGGCCGTGTGCCCTGATAAGGTGTAGCAGCATGTGGTAACCAACTGGGGAATACCACTAGACTGCCATCTTGTGGTTGAATATCAATACTGCTCACTTCACTGCAATATCTTGTGCTGATATCACTGTAGGCCACAGTCCAGGGCGCATAAAATCTATTCAGTCCACTGCGTGTTTCCACATCAGAATCTCCAGCATCCACATAATATATCGCGCTCCATGCACTGTTGGGATGAATGTGCATGTCATGGTAGCCGCCGTTCTGGGTTATATGGCACCAGCTTTCGTGAATGTTTACACCAATTCTCGCACCCGGTGGCCAACGATTTTGGTTGGCATGTTTGGCAGCTTCAAACAAACAGGATCTTCCCCATTGTAACAATGCTGCGGTACTGGGATTGGGATCAAGTAAAAAATCAAAATCACTTTCATACAAGCCAGATTTCACAGTGGCAGCCACACCACTGGTACGCTGATCCTGCTGATGCTGTCTACAGATGGCCACAAGATTTGATTGATGTTGAGCGTGCGCCTCCCAGTTAAACATGTACATGGGCACGTTCCATGATGGTATTGTTTGCATGCAGTATTTACAGGCAAGAAAAAGCCCGGCAATAAAAGCCGGGCTCTGTGGTAATCAAATTGATTACGATAATGCTAGTTTGAAACCAACGTTGGTAGTTTGTGAACCACTTACGTTTACGCCACGAACTTGACCGCTGCTGTTAGTGATCTGAACGTTGCCCAGAGCAGTGATTGCTGTGTCTAGTGTTGAAGTGGTCCATGCGCCTGTTGGATACAGAGCATAGCTGATTTGACCAGTGCTTGCGCCTTCAACTTGATAGATAGCAATAGTTGCTTTCTCTTGGATGGTTTGGTTAATGGTCTGAACCACACCTGGGTCAGTAACATTACCGCACTCGTTGCGCAGGTCAATAGCTTGGTTTGAACCATTTTCTACTACCACTGCAAAGAAGTCCAGCTTAGGACCTTGCATCTGCACCAGTGCGTCGGTGCTACCGATATTACCAGTTGGGTGGCCATTTGCTACGTCAAGAGCAAATACTGATTGTGCGTCACCATTTGGACGAAATAAAGTTGGCATTTCTAATCTCCTTAATATGTGGACTCATTGGTCCTACTTTTATTTATCCAGATTGAAATTTTATGCCAGTTCGGGGTTGTTTTTTAAACGATTGGCAGCACTGAAAGCAAAGCGATTTACCAGCTTGGCGCGGCCTGCATCTGTGGCCATGACCCAGCCCTCTTGCCCAGGCTGCTGTCTATCCAATTGTTGCAGCACATCCATTTTTAACTGGTGCAACAGCAAGAACAGTGCAAATGCACTGGACAGTCCATCAATGTTGCTTTTGGGACTCTGTAGATATTCCATGATATTGCGATACTTGTTGGGTGTGACTGCTTGTTCTAGCCATGGGCCAAAATTTTGCAATAGATTGTCAAAGTTAGAAAAAATTCTTGAATTGATATAGCGTTTGCACAGCTCGGGTAAGTCTGTGATTTTTGCAGCTCTCAGCAGATCCGGGCGGAACAATTGATCAATATTTTTTCCATGCGCAGAAATTATGCTGCGAATTTCTTTTATCAGTTTTGCATTTGGCTTGACGCTTTTTATGTCCTTGATCGTGGGTGGTATCAACAGCAGCCCACGCACGGGTTTGGTATTTAAGTCTTGAATGGCCTGTGGAGCACTGTTTTCATCTGCATACTGAGTGTGCACTGCGATGCCAATGTCGCTGTTGGCAATGCTTTGTCCTAGAACACTGTCAACGGGTATACGATACTGCACAGTGTTTGGTGTGAATTCATAGGCACCGGACACTTCAGGTGGTGTTTGTGTGTACAGTAGGTCACCTTGTAGATAGCCACGTAGACCACGCGGTGTAGCCTGTTCCAAGGCCGGCCACAACTGTTGATACATGGCAATTAATTCTTCTCTATCACCGCTGCGGCGTCTCATGATATCGCCCAGCATGGCAGGACTGGTGGCCTTGCCGTCATAGCCCTTGGCACCAAATCCAGATTTGTCAGTGAGCACAAATTCACCGGTCGGCTTGCGCCCCCAGATAATTGCTGGCTTGCCATCCCACTTCACAGTGGTGGTGCCTGCGGTGTCTTGAGCACCAGCAAGAATAATCTGCAAGGCCTGTTGTGCGCCACGAGAACCAGAATCAAACACAAGGTCTTCTAGGTGCGGAATACGTGCTTCAGCTTCAGTGAGCACATGCTGTTCAATAAGCGGCTGGTAACCTTGATTTACAATTCTATCACGCAAACGAGCTAGGAAATATACTTCGGTTTCTTCTTCACGATTTTCAAAGAATGGCACACCTTCTCTAGCAAAGTGTTCACGAGCATCTGCTAATTTTGCATCACGTTTGGGATCGCGTTCCAGTGCCTGCACAATTGACTCCACACTCTGTAGATTTTCTCTTGTGGCTCGGCCATTTAACAGCAGTTTTGCAATTTTATCTGGATCATTTGAAATCAATTGATTGGTGGCTCTGTCCACAATGCCCACGTTTTGATTTACTTTGTAGCCCATGCTCTTGGCAATACTGTTCATGAGAATATTACGATCTGCTCCCTTGTAATTGCTGTCAGGTGGAGATCCTGCTAACATGAACTTGGCCCAGTCAAGATTATTCACAAACATAAAATCAGTTTGCACAAATCCTCGGTCTGGTGTGCCATTTATGGGTGTACGAAAATGCACACTGATACCGGATTTTTTGATCCAGTCTTTGGGTTCCTGTTTGTGGCTTGTGGCCCAACGAGTGAGTTCTGCTACCAGTTGTTCTTTGGTCATTTGCGCAGCGTCAATGGCGATGTCAAGATCGCCTGATGTTGGCTTTAGTCCTGTGGTTCCCAGCGTGTTGTTCTGTAGATCAAGTCCGGGTAACAAACGTTCAAGCCAGGCAATAGTGGTTTTAACATCGGTCTGATCTATGCGCTGGGTAAGCGGATTGCCATTGGCATCTTTGAATACGTTTCCACCTTCTAATAAGTTCATGGCTTTCCTGGATTATAACCTTTTAATAGGCCAAGATTGGCCAAAATTGCATTCACAGTGGCATTACTAGTGGGTGGCACTTGCGATGCATTGTAGTTTGATGGCAACAGTCTTGCCATTTGAGCAGTATAAGGTGCTATCTGTTGCGCTATCCTTTGCGTCTGTGGATTTAGAGTTATACCACCTCCACCCGCAGCAGCAGCGCCTGCATTTTGACCCACAGTGGCCATTTGTTTAACATCCTGTGCTTGAGCAATTCTAAGACCTTTAGCCAATCTCATCCAAGCGTCGCCAGTTTTAGGATCTTTCCAGTCATTAGCCAAGGTGTTTAGCACAATGGTCTGCATGGTCTGCTTGATACTGTTTGTCACAGCGGGCTGACCCTGAAGGGAATCAATGCTTTGAAAACCTCCCAATAGGCTCTGCTCAACATAGTTTTTGAGCGTGGTTTCTATTTCTCGTCTTGGCAATTTACTAGCATCACTTAGATTGAATTCTTTAAGTTTGGCCTGAACTGCCCGTTGCCAGGTCTGATATGCTGCGTTTGCCTGCTTCTTCACAAGATCATTTGTGACATCATAAGCAACATTTCTTTCTTGCCCAGGCACTGCACTGGGAGTCTGTCCAGTTATGGCCTGTTTGGCTATGCCGCCTAGAGCTCCGGGTATTGCTCCCCAATTGACCTCGTTCACAGTTTGAGTAATTTCAAATAGTTTCATCAGTTTTTCTAACAGTTCTTGTGAATTTTGTAGGGTCGCGGAATTTAATTGCATTCAAGAACTTGCGTTGCAGATTTTCTGCCTGCTCGCCGGGAAAACTTTCATCAATTTGTTCCATTAATCTAATAGCTGACATTATTATATTGTTTGCACGTGACTCTACAACATGGCGCTGATCGCGCTCGATGTACATGGACTCTAGTTCTTCAAGGATACTACGGGTCTTTTTTTGCATTATTTTGCGTCCCAGTATTCTATTTATTGAAATTTAGTTTGTATTGCACGTAGCAATTGTCAGCTGGTTTTGTATTGATCATATTCAAATATTTACTAGCACACACATGGCCTACGTAAATATCCAAAAGGCACACAAAGGCATATTATGGCAACTGAACTGGAACAAATTGAATCACTCCTGGCTGAATTTCGCAGACCCTGCCCCGAGAACGAAGAATATCAAGAACGACTAGCTGAAGAATTTGGCATTATTATACAGCAGCGTTTCACAGACTATTTTCTAAAAATACGTCGTGTACTAGATCTAAATCAAGACATTCCACACATGACACGCGGCTCCGCTGGATCCAGTCTGGTGTGTTATCTCATGGGCATAACTGATGTTGATCCCTTGGAGTGGAACATACCACTTGCACGTTTCTTGAATCCATTTAGAGACGACTTGCCGGACGTGGACATTGACGTTCCACATCACCGACAAGAACTGGCCATGCAGCGCATATTTGATGCCTGGCCCGGGCGCACAGCTCGCATATCAAACTATGTGATGTACAAGGAAAAATCAGCACGTCGCGAAGCTGCCAAACGACTGGGTGTGCGCGGACGCTTGCCCAAAGAAATCAATTATGCAAAACTGGGCATTGATGTTGAAGAAGCTGAACGCATAGAGAAAAAACTCATAGGCAAAAAACGCTGCTTGAGCAAGCACTGTGGTGGTGTGATTGTGTTTGATCGTAAACTGCCACAGAGTCTATTCCGTGAAGACAATCTTATTCTATTAGACAAAAACGAAGTTGAAGACCTTGAACATTTAAAAGTTGACATCCTAGCCAATCGTGGACTCAGCCAACTCATGGAAATAGATTCCTCTCGCATGATTCACGAATATCCTAGAACAGACGAACTCACTGCTGACCTATTGCAACGAGGCGATGTGCTGGGTGTGACACAGGGCGAATCACCTGCCATGCGTAGACTGTTCAGAGCCATACGACCCACATCAGTTGACGACTGTGTGTTTGCCACTGCACTAGTACGTCCAGTGGCTGTGGAAGGACGCAAAAAGGCCAGCTTCTTCCATGATTGGACCAAGCGTTCGGTACAGGAATCTGCCATAGTGTGCGAAGATGATGCTATTGAAAAGATCATGAAATTGATTTCAGTGAACGCATACGAAGCTGACATGTATCGACGTGCGTTTGCCAAACGCAACGAAGAAAAAGTCATGGAGTTCATGACCCGATTAGGGGATCATCCCGAACGTGAAGCCATACGACAGGAAATGCAAAGTCTTGCTGGCTTTGGTCTTTGTCGTGCTCATGCAGTGAACCTTGGCAGATTGATCTGGGCCCTGGCCTATCAAAAGGCCCACAACCCTCGCGAGTTCTGGCGGGCAGCTCTCATGCACTGCCAAGGTTCCTATGCACGTTGGGTGTATCGTAACGAAGCCAAACGTGCAGGCTGGGATCTGCGTGAATTGGGATTTGGCAACTGGATCACTGAAGATCCTGTGGAAAGTTTTCTTGAACACGGAGCATGGAACTCACCCGGCTTTCTACCCAACATGGGTGTGCGTAATCTCTACTTGGATCGCTTTGAATTTGCGGGTATCGTGGCCAACAGTCGTGTGTTCCACAGAGAACGGCAACAGTATATTCATTTTATAACTCTGGGCGTGGGTGAAGGTGAATACGTTGATCTAATTGTGGATCGTCCGATAAAATATTCAAATGGATCAGTTATTGTGGGACAAGGGGAAATGCGCAGTAGAGACAACAGTCAGTTTTTACAATGCCATCGAACCAATGTGAAATCTATCAATATTGATCAATATCTAGCTCAATAATTTTTCTGCTGCACTGGGAAACAATTTCCTCCAGTCCAGTTGTCTACGTAGATCCAGTTGATCAAGATATTTCACAGTGTGTTCAGGCACACTGTCAACTGCCAGCACGCCTTCACAGGGTTGCAGTCTATGCTCCACAGGATCTCCAAATCGTGAGCTGGCGAAGTTTGATTGCAACCAAGCAGCTAACTCAGGCACATGATCTTGATTAAGCACACTAACCACTGTGGTCACTGCAAACAGGCAATTGTGTCCAGCATGCTCCCGATACCATGTGAGATTTTCACTCACAGCATGCCAGTCTGCAGGATATCGGATATAATTGAATTGATCACCAATGGCATCAATACTGAAGTCCAATTCTATCAAGCGAAATTCATTCCATAAGTCTCTAAGATCATTATCAGCTTGAATAGTGGCATTGGTGTTATAGTACACATGCACCTGCTGTTTGTTGGGAATGGCTGCTAAAAAATCACGATGTTCTTTGCTCAACAAAGGTTCACCGCCGTGAAAGTGCACATATTGCAATCTTGATAGATCCAGCTCTTGCCAGTATTGATTGTTGTTAAATCGTTTCTGTGGAAGATTGAGTTCTTGTTTCCACACACTGCTGGCCCATGGTCCACACATCACACAGGCTAGATTACAAATGTCACCAACCCAGTAATCCAAGCGTATGAGTTCGGGCATAGCTTGATCAACACCGTGATCTTTATACCATTGGTTGCTGTGCTGTCTTCTACTGGGCAGTCCTTGTTGTTCTTGTTTGAGGCATTTTACACATGCGTCAGGCCACTGTTGTTTGCTCCAGGCATCACGTACAGCCACAAGATATTGATCATTTTGAAAGTCCAGTTGATTTACCTTTTTTAGAGGTGCAATACAACAAGGGGAAATGTGTAGCTCACCGTTGTCACGTGTGATGTTTACGTTTTTAAAAGCATCAAGACAGATCATTGTGCTTTGATTTTGCCCAGCAGTTGTTTGAGTTTGGCACTTTGTACATCAGCAGATATCTTGCCTGGCTCGTCAGCCACTGTGGCATTGGACTCGTCATCTGACACCTTGGCAGTGGCCTTGATTGATTCATAGATACTGGGCGCACGTTTCTTGAACTCTTGATATTCGGTGTCTTCCGCAAGATCACGTATTCTTAAACTTTCCACATCAAACTCCAGTTCCACTTTTTGTCCCACACCGGAACTGCTGCGTGTTTTCATCAGTTGCAGTTGATATCTGCCTTTCTCTCTCATGGCTCTGGAAGTAAAGATACCAAACACATTGTCTGCTGTGTTGATTTTACTGATACCACCAGAGATATGACTGTGATCAAATTCAATTTCTTCCACTGCTGCACGATTCAACTGCGATGCTGTGACAAACAGGATATTGAGTTCACGTGCGAGATTGCGCAGTTCTTCACTCACATACTTGTCTTTCACAAACAGATCATTGGGCGAAACCTTAGCACTCACAGGCATCAAGAGATCCAGGTAATCCACACACAAAAAGTCTGCTTTGAGTCCGGTTTGTATTTGCAG